CACAAGTACGTAGAGTTAGATCGTTGTTGAAACAAAATTCTTTTATTAAGAAATTTGACACTGAAGAAGGTAGAATATACGGTCGCTTTGCTCCTTCTACACGATCTGGGCGCTTCTCTTGTTCGGACCAAAATTTACAGCAGTTGCCTAGAGCTTTGAAAGGTTGTTTTGGAGTGTCTGAAGACAAGGTGCTAATTTTCTCTGATTATGCTCAATTAGAGTTAAGAACAATTGCGGCTATAACTGGCGATGTAGCTTTATGCCAATTCTTTTATAACAAAGAAGATGCGCACGGTATTGTAGCCGAAAAGTTTTTTGGGCCTAATTGGACTAAAGATAATAGACAGACAACTAAGACAATTAACTTTAACGCGCTATACGGCGGAGGTGCGCCCATGCTACAGCAAATTCTACTAATGCAAGCTAATCAATGGCATGAAGTAGAAGCAGTACGAACAATGATGCGGAAATGGAAACGCTTGTTTGCAGGCATCGCAGCATGGCAAGAAAACGGCATTAAAGAGCATAAGAAAGGTAGATTAGGTTCTACTCCTTTTGGTCGGCAGTACAAAGGCCGTTTAATGACTGATCATCTTAATATTGAAAATCAAGGTTTTGGAGCAGACGTGGCTAAATTAGCTTTACACTATATGTATGATGATCTTATAGCTACTGATGCTAAATTAGTTAATTTCGTGCACGATTCTTACATTATTGAAATGGATAACGACGAATCTGCGTACAAAACTGTTTGTGCACGTTTAGCAGAAGCAATGAAAGATGCGTGGAGTGAAGCAAGTAAAATGGCCCGAATTAAAGATATACCAATGCCGGTAGAAGTATCTGTCGGTTTTAATTGGGGTGAAATAGAATCAGGTAAAACTATATACAGTACGGAGGCCTAAATGCCAAGTCAATTTGAATTAGATTATATTAGTCTTATAGACAAAATTAAGCGTAAAGGAGTTCGCAGAGAAACTAGAAATTACCCTACTTTTTCTCTTTTCGGCGAAACTTTAGAGATAAGAGAACTAGAGCAAGGAATCTTTCCTATTTTAACAGGGCGTAAAATGTATTATAAAGGAGTATTAGGAGAATTCGCTGCTTTTATTCATGGAGTAGACAAATTAGAAGACTTTGAAAAGTTTGGCTGTAACTATTGGAGGCAGTGGGCTAATAAAGATGGTTCAATTAAAGTGGACTACGGCAACACTTGGAGGAATTTCGAGGGCTATGATCAGTTAGCTAAACTAATAGAGACACTTAAAACTAATCCTGCGGATCGTAGGATGTTGATCTCTGGTTGGAGACCTCACGCTTTAGCTGAATTGTCTTTGCCTTGTTGTCATTTATTGTACCAATGGTATGTTAATGCGGATACTAATAGACTTGAAATGATATGGTATCAGCGATCTGTAGATGTAATGGTCGGTTTACCTTCAGATATTATCTTAGCAGCAATATGGAATATAACTTTAGCTGCTGAAGTAGGGCTAAAGCCGGGCAAGATTACTATGATGTTAGGTGATACACATATATATTCCAATCACGCAGAAGCAGCTATGCAATATTGTAGGCAATCGTTCCAAGCCCCTTATTCTCCAAAATACAAGATATTAGCTGGAACTAAATGCACTACATTTACTCCAGACGAATTTGAACTTATTGATTACCATCCAGCAAATCCCATTAAATTCGAGGTACATACATGAATAATTCACACTTACCTAATATTTTAGTTTTAGGCTATAAAGAGCACGGTAAAGATTTTGTGTGCGAATTATTAGCTAAACATTTTGGTTTTAGTTTTACTTCTAGTTCTATGTTTTGCGCAGAAGAAATTCTCTTTCCACTCATGAAAGACAAATATGCATATAAAGATGCAGAAGAGTGTTTTAATGATCGTAGAAGTAGTCAAGAAAAGCGCGCCTATTGGTTTGAACAAATTACGCAGTTCAACATACCTCATAGAGATAGGTTAACTAGAGCAATATTGCGAACTAACGATATTTATTGTGGCATGCGCAATATAGAAGAATTTGAGGCCTCTAAACAGCATTTCCATTGCGTTGTTTGGGTAGATCGTAGTGAGCATTGTGAGCCTGAACCTGAAAGTTCTTGCACTGTGCATGCAAGTTTAGCTGATATAGTATTTGACAACAATGGCACTAAAAAGCAAACTGAGCAAAAAGTTAAAAATTTGTATGCCACTATTATGCAGCAATATTTCAATAAAGAAATTGTTGTACCAGAACCGCAAAAAGTAGAAGTGGTTGCTATGGCCGCAGCTAAACCTAAATTTGATTTTAAACTGCAGACTAAAGGAACTTCAAATGAGTAAGATAATTATTAGGCCTTCTTCTGTGGACGCTTTTTTACAGTGTCCGCAGCAATGGTATCAAGTATTTATCAAAGGGCGTACCTCTATACCAGGCGCCCGTGCAGCTATAGGCACAGCTATACATAAAGCTGCAGAAGTTTTATGGAATAACGCCATGAAGACTAGATCTAAAGATTCTAATATGTCTGAGTTGACAGATGCGGCCATGGAGGCGTATTCAGAAGAAGAGCAAAAAGGTTTGATGTATGATAAAGACGAAAATAAAAATACTGCGGCAGTCGAAATAGTCAAAGGTACCGAAGCGTTTGTAGAAGACGTCGTGCCTTGGGTATCTATACCTACTGGGGTTGAAAAGCGGTTTACAGTAGAGTTAGAAGGCCATCCTATAGTTTCTGCAGTTAGTGGCACGGTTGATTATATAGCTGACGGCATCATAGCAGATTTAAAAACTACTAAACGTAAGCCTACAGTAGCTAATTACAAAACACAGCAGTCTATTTATAAGTTTTTAGCTGAGAAGAATGGCGTAAACGTCAAAGAAAATCAGATTCATGGAGTAGTTTTAAAGAAAGTTCCAGAAGGAACAGTAATTCCTGCAGCAATAGATGTGCCTCAAGCTAAATCTACTGTTAACACTTTATTAGATACTTTGGAAGTGTATAATGAAGATATAGTAGATCCTGATATTTTGTTTAGGGGTAATCCTAAATACTATTTGTGTAGTCCTAAGTATTGCTCATTCTATAACGAGTGCAAATTTGTCAAAGGAGAATCTTAATGAGTGTTGAAAAAGAAGTGCAAAATAAAATACGTTATCGTAACGATAGAATATCTAAGTTAGAAGCGGAGCTAAAAATATTACGAGATGAGCGTAAACTACTAGAAAGTTGTTTGAGGCCGCCGAAACCTATAGATATAGCTAATGCAGTAATGAACGAGTACTATTAATGAAGCCTAGAGAATCCCAAATTCGAATGGCAGAAAGAGCGTTTGCTGTATTAAAGGCAAATGCTCTTGTTTATTTAGCTGCAGAAGAGCGAACAGGTAAAACGTTAGCTTCTATATTAGTTGCAGAGAAATGTACTACAGTAAATAGAGTCTTAGTAGTTACTAAGAAAAAGGCTTTAGACGGTTGGCGTGATACCTTGAAAAAGTTTAAACATACTAAGCAATATACAGTAACTAATTATCATCAAGCTAAAAAAGTAAATGGTAAAGACTTAGATCTTGTAATTTTAGATGAAGCACATAATTATATAGCTTCTTCTCCCAAGCCTTCAGGTTTATGGAAGACGATTAAGCCTTTAACTAAGAATTTGCCTCTTATCTATATCTCTGCTACGCCTCATGCACAAGGCTATCAGCAGTTATTCCATCAATTAGCGCTTAGTTCATGGTCTCCTTGGGTTGATTATATAAACTTTTACAAATGGTTTAAAGATTATGGAGTGCCTAATAAGATATGGATTCAGGGCCAAATGAAGGAAACCTATACTAAAACTAAAGAGGAACTAATTAGACAAGAAACTAACCATTTATTTATAACAGCCACTAGACGAGAATTAGGGTTCGAGCACGAGCCAGAAGATAAACTTCATTATATAACTCTTAAGAAAGCCACTAAACAGCTTTATAATGATTTAATGAAAAAACGTCTTGCTGAAATGGAAGGAGAGATGCTTGTTTGCGATACGCCAATGAAATTGCGCGTAAGTCTTCACATGTTAGAAGGAGGTGTAGCTAAAATAGAAGATAAATATATCGTGCTAGACAATACTGAAAAGATAGACTATATCATAAGAGAATGGGGCGATACTAATGATATGGTTATCTTTTATCACTACATAGCCGAAGGAGAAAAGCTGAGGAAAATATTCGCCAATGCTGAAATATTGCAAGGTACTTCTTATGCAGAAGGAGTAGACCTAAGTAAATATAAACATTTAATTGTATATAGCCAAGATTTTAGCACAGCTAAACACACGCAACGGCGTGCAAGACAAGCAAATTTTAAGCGCAAAGAAGCTATTACAGTACATTATTTAGTTGTAGAGAAAGCTATATCTGAACAAGCTTATCACACTGTGTCAGTGAATAAAACCAACTTTGTTGACTCTGTATTTGAAAGGATAGAACTATGATTAAACAGCCAATGCTAGCTTATAGTAAAGTACCTGCTTTAGACACTATTAATTACCCTGTATTTGTTTCTCCTAAATTAGATGGTATTAGATGTGTAATGTTAAATGGAATACCGCATACGTTTAATCGTAAAAATAAAGTATGGAACAAAGTACCTAATGAATTTGTCTGCCAAGAATTAAGTAAATTAGCCTTACCTACTTTTGACGGAGAGCTCATGGTTAACGGAGGTTTTAATAAAGTTCAAAGTAGCATAATGAGTGCTAAAGGAGCTTGTGATTTTACGTATAATGTTTTTGATATTATCGCAGAAGCGCCTTTTTCTAAAAGAATAGAGCAGGTTACTAGTATTATTCGAACAATACAAAGTCCGCGCATTTCTGTTGTAGATCAATATTGGGTAGAAAATTCTACGCAATTGTTAAGTTTATGGGATAGTTTTATCGCAAAAGGCTATGAGGGCGCGATGGTACGAAGTTTATTAGGTCCATATAAGTTTGGACGGAGCACTTTAAAAGAAGGCTATTTAATGAAGCTAAAGCAGTTTTTTGAAAGTGAAGCTATCATAGTTGATTACAAAGAACTAATGCACAACGCAGATACTACTACAAACAAACAAGAGAATATGTTTGGAGGTAATACCTTAGGCGCATTGGTAATGGATTGGAAAGGAGAGGAATTCGATTTAGGTTCTGGATTTAATCAAGAACAGCGAGATAAGATATGGGCGAACAAAGAAAGTCTTCTTGGTTCAACAGTTACTTTTAAATACCAAGAAGTAACTAAAGATAATAAACCTCGTTTTCCCGTATTTAAATCTTTTAGAGAAGGCTACTAGTGGCGGAAGCTAAGCTTCAGGCTAAAATCCTAAAGTATTTAGAATCTTTAGGTTTTGTAGTCATTAAGATTGTCGTTGCTAATAAAGCAGGCCATGCAGATATAGTTTGTTGTGCGCCTAATGGCAAATTCTTCGCTATAGAAGTTAAAGACGATGACGTGCCTAGAGAACTACAAGAATATAAATTAAACTTATATCTTAAAAATAATGGAGTCGCTTTCTGGTGCGACTCCTATGAAATGTTTGAAAAAGAATTTAATAAAGTTAAACGTTCACTTGGACTTAAATAAATTACCTCCTCTAGAACCAAACCACCACCCTACAGCCAACACAGTTAAGTATAAAGATGCAGCTACCATATCTTTAAGCATAACAACTAATTCTGTTTTATCGAAAGCCTCTAATCCGCCTACTGCTACCCATACTTGGGCAAAAAGTGCAGTTACTGCAAGTAATAAGTAAGAAGTTACTGCAGGACGCACAAACTTTAGTAGACCTTCTACCTTGTTGCCGTGCTCTTGGGAGACTGTAAATGCAGCAAGTTCTCCTTCATTAATACGGATAGCGCCTTCAACTTCTGCTTTGTCTATTTGTTTGTCAACTAAATCTAGTTCATGTTCGCGTTCTAGTTTAGCTTCTTCAATATCCAGTTCACGCATTTTAGAGTCGAAGGCGTATTTTTCTCGCTGTGCCTTTAACTCAGTAAACTTAGTTATTACGCCTCCAACCAATCCTGTTATCCCGGCGGCTCCAGGACCTGCAAGTATATCAACTAACCAACTCATCGATTACCTCCAATTCAAATTGTTTTCTCTTAGTAATTTCATTCAATTTTCGCATAGCACTGCGGCTATTTAATACTGCATTTTGTCCTGCTAATTTGCCTACTCTAAGTCCTAAAAGAAAGCATCCTTTAGTATGTTTAGCTGTATTACCATTGTGTATTAAGATACCAGTCCTATTTTTTACCTTCATAATGTGAAAACAGTTTCGGTATTTGCCCGAAGCAGAACGAGCTAAATAATTAACTTTGTAGAAACCTTGTGGTATACAAGACACATTCCTAGTATTGTTTTTCCATGTTGGCTCCAAGACAAAAAACTTATGGCCGTTTATTACTAAACAGCCTAAAGTTTCTTTGTTGGTCCTTAGATATCTAATTAAAATAGCTTTCATATTAAGTAGCAGGGCTGACTGTTGAAAGATATTGAGCAACCCAAGTTCCAGGAGAGCCTGCAACAGTACATACCCAATGGTCTAAGACCATATTATTCCCATCTACAGAAGGCGTAGTATTATACACTCTATCTCCTCTCTTCCAAGTGCCTGCTGTAGGTGCTGCGGTGCCTAAAAAGTTGGTTTTTAAGCTTCGCTCGTCGCACAACTCTTTTGTGATACCTCCCAATTCTCTAACAACTGGGCAAGCAAATTGTACTGTACCACTTGCACCTACCTTAGTGACAGAAAAATCCATTACGCCTTTCACAGGAAATCTAAATATAGTTCTATAAGGTATCCAGTCGGTAATCGATTCGCTTGGAGTATCAGAGACTCCATTAACATACATATTAATATAAGGATCATTAGGAGATTTTGCGTATATCACAAATTCGCCAAACATTCCTTGCAAATTAGGGTAATCATCCATATCAATTTGGAACCCAAACCGCCCAGACTCGCCAGAACTTAGATATTCTATTTCCCAAACCAAAGCGTTAGGATTCAAATCAAAAACAGTGGATGATCTTTGCCAGGTTCCTCCGCTACCAGAAATTAATGTCCATTTATTAAAATCTGCTTCAGTAAGTTCTATTTTTTCTGCTTCATCATATTCAATTCCAGCAAAACCGCTTCCGGAGTCTAAAACAGCCCCAGTGCCAGCTAAAGGCATATTCATGATTCTTAATTCAGGTATAACTATTTCATAGGTATCTCCTGTATCCCAATCATTATCTGTCCCACCTACTAAAGAAGCAGTAACAGTTGTGGCAGTATTATCTGTAATTAAATTATAAGAATCGTCAGTGACATTTTTAACTACAGAACCTATTAAATAATCTACTGGGAAGGATGCACTAGAATCAGATAACGTAGCGCTATTATTACTTCCGTCGTGGGTTCCTGTATATTTCTTAGTAAAGCCGCTGTTGCCGAATATTTTAACGTTACTAAATTGGCCGTAGGTTAAATTACCTGACACATTGCCATAAGTGGCTATTAGCGAAGCTGTAGAGTTATGTAATGTATTATTAGATACTCGCCCACCGTTCATTCCAGTCGCATAAATAAACGCAGTACCGCCTCCGCTAGCCACATAATTACTGTCTATAACAGTGTTAACACAAGGAGCACCATAGCTTAGATTAGTAGTACCTCCACCATTAATTATAATATCGGCTTTAATAGTTTCAGCCGGAGTGGTAAACGTGTAGCCTGTATTAGCGTTTGATTCAAAATAACTATCTCTTATTGTACAATTTCTTAAATCATTAGTTAGTAGTACACCGCCTTTCGCGTTCAATTCAATAGTTGTACCGGAATCTATTGTGAATGAATTTGTTGAAGATCCCGCTATGACTCCTACACCGCTATTGCTGAATATCTTACAATGGGTAATAGATACTGAATTGTTAGAGCCTTGACCTCTCGCGGTTATCCCGTCACCAGAATTATTGGAAATCTCCACATTATCATATACAATCGACCAGCCATAACTAATATCAATTGCAGAAGTTAATGTCGCGTTTATATAGCAATCTCGCATAGTAAAGTTATTAGTATAACCTTTAATCCCATGCGTTGCAATTGAATTGCCTATAAACCGCATACCGGTAATAGAAGATCTTTGTGTAATCGAGGTATCGCCTATCACAGAATCAGGCAAAGAAATCATTTCCGTGACACCTGCAAGCGCTTTAATTTCTGTGCCTGTTTTACTTGTCCCAATCCAGTTAAAAGTGCCGTCAACTGTAAGAGAAGCATCAATTAAATAAGTGCCATCTAACCAATCTAAAGTAAGTGCGCCTGCGGGTAATCCAGCTCCCGTTGCAGTCGTAGCATTGATAGCTGCTTGAAGATAGCTTGTATCAGTCGCACTATTATCTCCTTTTGCTCCCCATTGCCTCACATTTCTTTTGCCATCAGGAAATAGTCCTTTTGCTTGATGCGTAACTAAATCTATATAGCGTCCGCCGTCATCAGTTCCTGTTGCAGCGGCCACTATTTCATAAGAGTTTGCTCCTCCGTCTCCAGCAGAGTAATATCCTAGAGTTTTTACTCTATCTCCTACAACTAAATTTGTATTGCTTTGCATCTCACTTACAGAAACGAAAGTTTGCTCTGTGCCTGTAATAGCCGTACGCACCCATTGCCCGCCTCCTAGCGCAGCGATAAAGTTATAATTATCTACAATTTCAGCAGAGGCAGCATCAAAACGATAGAAGGTGAAATAATTATCTTTTGATAGCATGCAATGCTTTAACTTCGTTGTATCTAACAGACCTATTTCGCCTACTGTTGTATATACCCACGGTAAATCCATTAATGTGACTGTTGTGTTAACTCCTTGTCGAGTCTGTACGGTAGAACCTTGCCCTAAAGCTAAATCCTCTTGGGCGGCTAATACTTTAGTTATAGTTCGCTCTGTCATAAGTTACCTCACACATGAAAAAAATGTTTAATTAGTTTAGACGCAGCGTAGCCGATAACAGTGAATACCACACTCATAGCTGCTACTACTCCCATACCTTTATGTTTTAAATCCTGCAGTTCTTCCACAGAAGGTTCAATCCTTAGTTTTAAATCAGATTCTATTGTGTCTAAACGCGCTGCAACCAATTTTACTTCTTTTCTTATTTCTTCGTTATTATCATGCAATGCACCTAATTTAGAGCTTATTGCATCTACTCTTTGACTAGTTGCATCCTGTTTAGCTTCTATATTACCTAATAAACGACTGATCTGATCTAACTCACTCATGATTACCTCAACTGTAGCACTGTGCCGTCTTTTAACCTTAATCCAACAAACCCTTGGTTTAAAAGCAGGGCTTTTTCTGTTTTACTAAGATCTGAGCTTTGTTTAATCTCTCGTCCTAGTAAATTTTCTACAGTGTCTGCGCTTGTCATTCTGTGCGCTGGAATACTGCTAATTTCTTTTCTTCCGCTGCCTGGAGTAGTATAAGTTGTAGTGCCTTTCTGATAAAGTTTTATTTTATTTCCTACATTACCTTCGGCAGCTTCTTTAGCCATTTCTTTTTGTAGAGAGGTAAAGGCAGCTTTTAATTCTTCATCTTCACCAATAGCGTCTAATACTCTTTTAGCAGCTTTTGCATCTAAAGGATTTTCTAAAGCTTCTGCAGTTTTGTTAATTAAAGCGTTTACATCTGCTTTAGATCCGCCTACAATATCTTTAATTCTACGCCATATAGAATTGACCATTTGCATTTTAGCTTTACCTTCAATAGTAGTAGCTATAGTTTGGCCTGCTCCATGTTGCAATTGAGGATTCATTTGGAACAATAACTTATCGTTTTTATATACTTCCGCAAACTTTTGCGCAGCTTTTTGTAAAGTAATAGCTTTAGGTGAATTAAATTTATATAGTTGCAACTCTTGCGCTAAATCAGGAAAAGAGACAGCTTTAAACCCTTCTGTCTCTCCAGAAGCGAATTTATTCGTTAATACGTCTATAATTTCATTCTCCACAGTAGCACGAGTTTTCGCAGGTATTTTAGCCATAACATCTGTATAAGTGTCGTCAATAGACGGCCCATATTTCACTAAAGCTTTAGCTATGTCTTTCTCATTGATGCCTTTGCTCTTTTTGGTAACAAAATTAAATAAAGCATTCTTTTGTAACATTTTATATTGGCCATACTCTTTATTAACATCTTTCCACTGCTTTAACCATTCTTGGCCTTCTTTAGTGTTTTTTGCGACTCTAGCAATTTCTTGGTCTACTTCATTCCGCGCTGCCGTAACAGCTTCATTTGCAACAAATTTAGACTTAGAAGTTATTTTATTAGCATATTTAAATTCATTTAATGCTTCTCTTAAGTCTAATAAGTCTTGAAAAGTCCTACTTTCTGTTCGTTGTTCTATTCGAATTAAAGTTCGCTGCAACTTTTCTACTACAGAAGGGTCAGCAATTTCTTCTATAGTTTCTTCTAAAGCAGGAACTAGAGATTTGTTTACAAGATTAAATTCGTAACCTTTAGGGGCAAAATCTGCTGCAGCTTTAGTTTCTGCATAGGCATTTCTTACTGATGTAGTATAATCCGATAAAGCTTGGCGCAAATTGGCACCTGTTTCAGCAGGATTTTTTGCAAAATTTAAGACTGTTTGAGCCCTTGCGTTTAAGTCTGCTCTTAAAGTAATTGCCGCTTTGGCATCTTCTCTGGCCGCAGCTGCAACTACTGTCTCGCCTCCAGGAGTTGTACGAGGAAGAATAGAAATAGCTTTTTCTTTCGTTGTTTTACCTGGTGCTTTTTGTTGGTGTAGCCGTTCCCATCTAGCCACTATTTCTTGCGCTTCTTCATCTGTAATATAACCTAAAGCGTCTTTTAATGCTTTGTGAGCGCCTACAGTATTACCATCTTTAACTAAACTAAAGGCGTGCTTTGCGGAATTCCAGCCTGCTGCCCCTAATTTGCTTAAAACTTTACCTCCGGCAGCAATGCCTCCAGTTAATAAGGCGTCCATTGCTGCGGCTCCCATAGCTTTTTCTGCCGCTACTTTAGCGTCTAACTCTTCTTGAAGTTCTACAGCAGAAGCTAAATAATCAACAGACTCTCCTAAAGCTGCTCCTGCTGCGCCTCCTGCCATGGCAGCAACAAGCTTTGCCAAAGGATGAGCTACAGGGGCCCTTAAACCTGCAGCAGCGCCTGCGATTGCTCCTACAGTTTCAAATTTCTCTGCCCCTATAGATTGAAGGAAAGAGGGCGTGATTTTTTGTAGGTTACCCTGCTCGTCGTAAGCAACAAATTCGCCGTTTCTATATTCTGCTTGTAATCCTCGGTCTGCTGCCATAGACAATATATTTTCTATGCTTTGGCGTTTCATCTGCTCATATTCAGCATTCGCAGCAGTATTGTAAGTACTTTTAATAGCCGAAAAAGGTCGTGCTACGTTGTTAAATTCTTGTAGATCTGTTAATAACTCTTGTCCACTTCTTTGCCAATTCTTTTGGCGTTGTGCTTGAGAATAGGTTGCATTTATCCCATCTTCAGTAGAAGGATCTACTCCGATGGCTGAAGCTATTTGTCTTACCTCATCTTCTGGTAAAGCAGGAAAGAAAGAATATCCGCCTTCTTTATTGAAAGAAACTGTCGGTTTAGCTAAAGGTTTAATTTCTGGCTCAACTACTTCCGGAACAGAACTAGTTGCAGTTTTTTCTGCTATGTACGCAGAAATCTTCTCTTCAGAAAATCCTGCTGCAGTTGCTTTTTGTCTAAATGCTGCTTCGTCAAAAGCCATTATGCTTCCTCATTAGTATTAGTAGGCAGTTTTAAACTTTGGCTGTTAGATCCTCGGTTGTCTCCTTGCCCTGTATTTTGTGCTATCATAGCTGCAGCATCTTCCATTTGGGGGTTTCCGCCTAGCATTTGAGCAGTTTCTTGTAGTATTCTAGAAACTTCTGGACTATACTTAGTTTTAAAAGTGCGTAACATTAGAGCACTCATTCGGAAAAATCCTGCCGGATTTATTTGAGACATCATTTGGCCTACGTTACCAGACATTACTTGCTCTAGCATAAGCTGAGTACGTTCATCTTCGTCATTATATGCTACGCTTTCTATAGTAATGTCAAAATCAGTAAAAGCAATCTCAGTACCTTCTTCTGGAACAGGAGCAAAAACTAAATTACCTTCGTCGTCTGTTTCAGGCTCATTAGTTTCCGGGTTATATACTTGCTCGTATATAGGTCTCATAATAGGCTGACCTGTTTCATCCATTTGCCCTGACCAAACCATCATAGGTTTATTCAGCTCTATATAACGTCTTCCTACTATTTCGTCAGAAAGTCTTAAAACTTGATTAGCAGTAAAATATTGTTTAACTAAGTTAACCACATCTTTACCTAACAGCTCATAAAATGCTTCAATACGTACAGTTAAATAGCGCAAAGCCATTACAGTAGCGTTTTGCTGTAATTTAACTTTTCTGCCCGAATCTGAAGCATAGGCCATACCAAGAAAACTATCATTAACACTAAGAATTCTTTGGATTCTGTCAAATGCTCTGTCTATAACTGCATATTGTTCTAGTGCTTCACGAGCTAAATTTTCTACTTTAACTCCTTTTAATGACTTAACTTGAATAACTCCATTAACTCTGTTAAAAGCATCTGTGAAGTCGTTAATGTCTCCAGCCAATGCCGTAGATTCTACAAAAGCTTTTTGTGTATTAACCATTAATTGAAGTTTAACTAAAGCTTGATTGATAGCTTTTTGTGACTCTTTAACTTCCCTAAAAATACCATAATATTCCGTATAACTAGAAGAATGTAATTTTACTACTCTATAAGGCCATTTTACTTCCTTGTAAGTAATTTCTTTTCGCTCTAGCTCTACTCCGTCGGACCAAAAAATATTCCAACGCTTGCCGTCGTCATCTTCTATAACAGTATGAACTATAAGGTAGTTGTCAAATACTCTATAACGTCCTTGAAATTGATCTCCGTGGCTATACTCAAATTCGGCTTCTTCTACTTCTAAAAAGTTATGGTACTCAGTTAGCTTATCTAACTTAGCTTGGCCCCAAACTTTTCTAATTGTTTCTGCGGGCACCCACTTAAATCTATGTAAGAATCGTGCATCTTCATAGTTTCTATCTTTACTCATAGGGTCTAAAACTAATTCGTGATCATATACCTGATTTATATCTATACGATAAATAGGACGATTAAAAGTATCTCTTTTGCCTGTAAAAACAGGAGTTACTTGTGCTGCCATTAAACCTGCAATCATTCCACATAGCTTTACTTCATCGCCTTCTGTGGCCATTCTATTTTGGTTAAAAACAGCGTTTATAGTATCTGTCATTAAGCTAGCAATGGTTTGGTCATTATTTTGAGTAGGCTCTGCCCGCACAGTGTTAACTACAGTAGAATAATATCCTACTAACATTCTAGCAAAGAGTTTTATTATGTTAAAAGTTTCTTTCGGCTGCCCTCTGTTTTCTAATATAGCTAATTGATCTTGTGTCCACTGACGATTATGGTACATATTCCATATTTCGTCCGCTTCAACACGAGATTCCCAATAAGCTTCGTAGCCCATGTGAAAAGAATCTTTTAATGTCTCTAGGTCTGTTTTCATTAAATTACTCCGCAGCTATAGCATCTAAAGCAGCTCTGTCTTCATCACTTAAGCCAGTGTCAATTTGTTTAGCAGGTGCTTTAATTACGTTTTTGTCTTTTTCAAACTCATCCAAGAATTCTAACCGTTCTTCTATGCCATCTATCATACCCTGCAAGTCTTCAGCATCTCGTCCTAATCTAAAGTGCATTACATAACTATTATTTGTATTAGCTAAGGCTTCTAATTCGCCTTGTAATTGCTGTAAAGCTACTTTAAACTGCGCTAACACGGGACCTGTTTGTTGTCCTAAGTCTCCAAACTGCTCTCTAAATGCTGTCATCTCGCCTTCTGTTAGTACAGAACCGTATAGAGCATTCCTTAAAACGTTTCTATATGCTGCATAAGCAGATTCTGCTTCTATGCCACTTACTTCATTGCTAACAAACTTTTTAATTTTTCTGCTAAATCTATCTATAATACCTGTTTCTTCATTTGATATTTCTTCCGATGCCGTTCCACCTACGGCTAATAATTGTTTTATAGAACTAATCTTTTTCTTTTCTGATTCGCTTAATTCCAGTTCACCCATGCGCTCCATACGCTCTATTTCACGCTCAAATACACGTCTGTTTTGTGGCTTAGACATATCTAACTCGAAGAAATCTGCGCCATAACGCTCTGAAGCTATACGATCTATGTTAGCTACAATCACGTCTACTTCATCTTCTTGTTTACTAGCAGAAGTTTGTCTATTGCGAGCAATAATATTATCGAATTCTCTATTATACGCTGATTCATATTCGGCAGAACCTTCTTCTAACTCTGGAAATCGTTCTGCTACTCGTCTAGCAGCTTCTCGCTCATCTTTAGTATTTCCTCCAGCTCGGCCTTTTTGTAACAGTTTAACTATCTTAGCCCTTTTTAATTGTCGATCTAATTCTCTGTTATCGGCATAATCTGCATACCCTGTAGCTGCTTTTAATCCGTCTGCAGACCATAATTTAGTTGTTCCATCTGCAAAAGTAGCCCTCATTAAAGTCTCTTTAGCCTCAGGCGAATTAAGTACTGCATCAGCATCGTAACCTGTTTGTTCTAACATAGTTCTATCGATCTCTGCTAAGGAATCAAATCTAACAATATCGCCTAAAGGTCCAGTAGGAAGCCCTTGAGATTTAAATTCTCTTAACATATTAGTTAAATGCTTAGGATCATTATCGCTACTATAACGATCCAAAGAATCAAACATGCGCTGCTTAACAAAGCCTCTAACTAATTGATTATTCTTTTCTCGCAAAGCTAAAAGTTCTTGCTTAGTAGCATCTGCTTCTAGCTGCACCATTTCAGGAGTAGAAGTTGCTTTAATCCGTTGTAATTTAGCCTCTTGCTCTGCTTTAATGCGTCGAGCTGTAGCTCTTTCTGCTTCTCGCTCTGGGCTAGTATTTCTTGCTATGCCTTGAGCAATTGCGCCAAATATTTCTGCTGTCATAATTACTCCATTATTTGCATTGGTGTAGCTGCAGGTAACTGCACAGGAGCAGGCGTGCTTTGTTTAGGAGTTAGCAAGCTACTTAATTGATTAAAAGTGGTATCTATAGCGCCGCCTACAGCTTGCACGGCTCCTGCTGTAGCTTGCTGCGATCTTTGTGCAGTTAATTCTGTTTGTCGTCCTAAAGCAGTGCTAAGGTTGCCTGCAGGATTTTGACCTAAACCTACTTGTAAAAAATCTCTCTGTTCTGTAGCTGCTTTCATAGGAGCTTCCGCCCTTATTTTTGCTCTTTCTGCTGCAGAAGATATCTCGATATCTTTCTCTATATCCCCAGCTAAACCTGAAGTACTTATGCCTCTTTGCTCTAAAGTTGTCCTTACGTTTTCTAGCGTGGCTGCTTTTTCTTGCTCAAATGCTTGCAATTCTTGCGACTCAATAAAAGCAGGGGTTAAATTTTGATAGTAATTAGATAAATTTTGTTGGATGTCTCCAAAAGCTGCAAACCAATCGTCATATTGTTGCTGAGCAAAAGCTAACTCATTTTTAGCAGCTCTTTTCGCATCTTTCCGACCTTTTCGAGCTTCAGATACCCCTGCTACAGCGGCGCCAGCTCCTACTACTGTTGCGACTACTCCGAAAGACATTTTTTCTGCTCCTCAATAACTTCTTGTTGCTTTGAATCGTCAATTACTAACATTTCTTCAAGCTTAGCTATATTTGTTTCTTCTGTAGGATGTATAGTCATGTACTTAACTTTAGTATGAGCTATTACTGCTCGCTTGTCACCTGCCATAGAGTGAATTATATACGGTGCATTGTATAAGGCTGTCCCGTATTTAGAGCTAATAGTAATAGTTCCTTCTAAAATAACCGATAAATGGTTTGTTTTGTGTGTTTTGCCTATTACCGCACAGCCTGGTTCTATTGTGCAAACTCTTGCGTATACTCCGTCTGAAAAGAAATGATCCACGTGCATTTCAACTTTCTGACTTTCGTCTAAAGCTAGCATAGTTTCTTGTAATTTTTTAATCTCGGTGCTTTTAGTCATATTAGCTCACTATATCAGCGAAAAATCCCATAAAACCTGCATTTATTGCTTGAGTGCCAGATGAAGCCACTCCTGTCATGACAATATCGCTATTAGGTTTAATTATTTCATAAGGCAGTACAAGCTGTTCTAAAGGAGAGTCTAGACTTACAGCCCAAATGTCGTCTGTATAAAAATTATTACCTAGAATTTCGTCGTCTAGATTAGCTATTTTAACTCGCACATCAACTGCAGCGGACCCTGCAGCTTTACCCATAGTGGCCCAATAATGTGTAAGTATAAAATAATTGGTACTTGCTATACTTGTTCCTGCTTTTAAGCTAGTGTTTTCTGCCGCGAGCACTTTATTGTGCACTTTAGACAAATCATTAGGTACTCCTGCCGTAATAGCAGAATCTTGATATACATAAATATCACCCACCGCAGCGCATCTCACTCTAGTACATCTAGCTAAAGGAGTATCTAATGTAACTTTACTTTGGCCATTAAGTGTTTTTGTTTGAGACACAAAAGTTAATACTCCACTAGAAATTGTCATACCTTCAATATATACAACAACTGCAGTATCTGCAGCATTACTACTACTAATAGAATCTATTGCATTAGTAGAAGGTAAAGTTTCAGTGGGAGTAGCCGTAACATTCCAACTATTTATATCTATTTCTGTTGTACCTACGTCGGTGCTCCTGCCATACTTTCGTAGAGTCTTTCTATTAATAGTAGTTCGATGGCCGTAAGTTTTGTATATTTCTAATTGAGCTAATTCTAAAAAATTAGCGGCTAGTGGTTTATAATAACTCATAGGATTTTGTACCTCAGTAACCGTGGGTATAGGGTATTAATAATATCCGGATTATCCGTCACTCCATCTCGTGTAGCTACATTTACATTTATTTTTAACGCCATAATTAACCCTTAAGTTAAAATGCCTGCAGAACGTAATACGCCTAGCAAAGTGTCTAATTTATCCGAAACTGTTTCTAAATCATCTGCCACACCTTGTGCTTCTGCTTGTATATATCCTACAGAACGAGTAGGCGCAGTGTAAGAAGTATCCGAAATGCTTGTACCTTGTTGAATAGTATTTATATCGTTTTCAGTAGCATCTATTCTTGCAACTACTGCGTCTAGTTCTGCTTCTAGCGCAAATGCCGTAGCAGCAATTGAAGTTAAAGTCAATTCAGTTGTATCCGCAGCATCAGTTTCTGTCTGATACCCGTCATTGCCTCTATAACCTAACACGATATCTAATTGTTCTACTAGTTTTATAGCAAAAGCCCTTACTTGCTTAAATTCTTCGAATTTTGTAGGTACGCTTATTATAGTCTGATTAGCCATTAATGCTAGCCTCCGGCCAAGATAATTCACGAACTATTCCAGAAGTTTTAACCTCAAAAGATATCGTAACTCCTCGTTTCTGTGCTTCAGGCAGCTTTAACTCGTGTATACCAGTAGTAAGTTTAGTTTGAGTTAAAGCTAAAGTATCATCGATATAAACACTAATTTCTGCAGAACCTATAACATGAAATTTAACATCAGTAAAAGCTTTTTCTACTGTATAAGAACCGCTAGCAAAATTAGGAGATTTGTACTCTAGAGTAGTTAACAATTCGCTAGCTTCTAACTTGTATAAATCATTGTTTAAGTCTATTCCATACAACTCATCATTAGCAATAGCTAAACTATCTACACCATATCTAAACCTCTTAAATATACCTCTCTCAAAATCTAAAGCTAAAGTTAAGCCGTCCGTTAAGTGTAGTCTATAAACTTGGTCAAATAAAGTAGAATTACTTACAGATAAAGCTAACTTTCCTAATTTGTCTCTTGAAATAACCTTTACATCCGAACCATCTGAAATGCATATCCCATCTGTACTTGCCCATATAGCAGTATCTTTAGTTTCTTGTATAGAATCGTGAGAAATACAGCCTTGATCGTTCGCCAACGGCTGTTGTACGAAAGAAGTAGGACCTGTGCCGGTTATAAGGAACGTAGTGTAATAAGTATGGACTAACAAGCCTATAGCGGTTTTGCTTATACCTGTAATAGTAGCAGGAAAGTCTAAAAAATATTCTTCTGGCCATGCATCAGGTTTACCTATTGGCGTAAAGCGAAGTTTATCTTCTAGCGCTCCAAATAACATTGAATAAGATTCTTTTAAGTATCTTAATCCTGTTGGAGCAGGATCGTTATCTACTGTACTTAATATAGTTCCTATTATATCAGTATCAGCTATACTATCAGTAAAAGATGTAGCTGCATTATCTATCGTAGCTACTAAACTGTAAGAAGTTAAATTGCCCCCTATTCTGTAAATTCTTTTCTTATCAACTAAAGTATTGGCAGAAACGGGTATATTAGTTAAAGTGATTTGTCCTTTACTTACTTCGACTTCGCTAGTTAAAATAGGCGCAGACTCTACTCCTCTAACAGAATCATAGTTAGTTATTGCGTAAGTAATAGTGCCAGTAATAAATCTATCTTCATCTAATGCAGCTTTAGCTGATATGTCATACACATTATCTGTAATAGTAGCAGGCATAGACACAAAACCTGCAGTTACCTCTCTCCATGTACCATCAAAACGTCGGAATACCTTTATTTCATCTGCATGAGTATCATTGACATCTATGTCTATTTCATTGTCACCTGACGTAACTGTGCCAGAAAGATAGTTCGTATATTTAATTCCTGCAATAGTAGTACCAGAAGTGTTTTTGCTTACCGTTTGATTTACATCGGGTTTAGCTGTAGCTTCATTAGTAGGCGTTTCGAAATACGAAGTAGATTCTAGTAAAGTTGTAGAATCTCTATTAATAATCTTATATTCATAAGTACCCGTAGGAAGATCAGAACCTCCAGTATTAGAACTAGTGAAATCCACTCTAGAAACTGGATTAGGAGCAGAAGTGGCTGTTGTTATAGTGCCGCTTATTGGAGCTTCTATACCTAAGTCGTATTCAGTTCCTCCTATTATTTTCTTAGGAAGGCCGACTCTGTCTGTTTTATATAAAATATCTTTGTATTCAATATAGTCAGCAGGCGCAGTGTCAAAAAACCATTGTCCTAAAGAAGAGAAATAATACCCATACTTACCAGAAGTTTCGCTAACTAACAGTTTATCTTTAATAGGAGTTAGTGTAGCTTTATCTGTATCTACGTTAATTAGTTCTCTCGCCTCATTGACTTTAATAAGATGAGAATCTACTCTAGTATTTAAGCCACCATCAAAAGTAGTTATTCTCATTCGCCCATGCCTCTATATTCAGAAGTATTATTGTGCGCAGCAGAAGTATTAGAATGTAGTCCCATGCTTTTAATATCATTTAACTCGTTTTGATAGATAATTAGCTCCTCGTTACCCATAGCCCTATTCTGCGTATCTGTATCGTCTCTTAAAGCAGTACCAGCTATATATCGAACTAAAGCGGTATTATAAGCAGGGGGTAACTCAGGTGTTTGATTTATTGTAGTAATTTCAATGGGTCTTCTTATGTATTCTATAGTAATGAAGTCACCCTCTAATGCGTCTGCTATAATACCAAAAGTATCTAAATCTACGTCTAGCAAATTAATATCGAAGATGTCGCCAATTAATCCAACGTTAGTATCAAAAACGTAATCTGTAATAGCGTCTTCTATGCCGTAAGGATCTGGAGTAAAATTATAAAGATCATATAAATCGTCTATATAAGGACGAGGATAAATACGGATAGTCTTAGCATCTTGTCTGTCTGTAATGCAAGCTAAAGGTTCGCTTGTAGTCGTGTGCATGCGCCAATCATTACCAAATAGACGTACCATTTGTTGTGCAGAATAAACAGGTAAAGGCTCCTGTGCAAATAGGACACCTTTTATTAGAACAAAATCATCAGGAAGTTCGTAAAAATGTTTACCTTTAACTATTTGAATAGAAATAGAATCTTTAAAGACTTCAGTCTTTTTAGCTATATCAACTAAACCTTCATTTAGTCTGCGGATAAGAGAGTCGTCGGTCCAGCGCGTCTTATCTGGATCGCCTAAAATATCTCTTACACGAAGTAATATAGTTTCAACTGTAGCCATAAGTAAATAAAGGAGGGTATTTCTACCCTCCAGGCCCCTTAGGTAGCAGAGAACTCAGTAAGCTCACCTTCTTCACCACGCTCAATCTCAACATACTCAATCATAAGGATAACCTTACCTGCAGTAGTCGCGCCAGTGTAAGTAGGTAAGAAAGTAATAGTTCCACCTGTCTCTAAAAACTGAGGAACTACCGCATTAGTACCGCCACTAAGCTTAGTGTTAGCTGCAGACTTAAGGTTTGCGCCATCTATCAAAGTGTCGCCACCTGATAGACCTACATCTGCAACTGCTGACGTAGCGGAATCAAACGCAGTAAGAACTAACATTTCAGCTTTAGTAATATAGCAGTCATTAGGAGCAACAAAAAGCTCATAAGCATCCGCTGAAGTGGTGATATCTAACTCAGAAGTATCAGCATAATCTAAAGTGCAACAAGCAACTCTAGTGCCTTTCTTCTTGTTTAGCTTTGCATTACGAGTCAAATTTTGTGTCGCCATTATTCAACTCCTCCTTATTGTACTTCTACGTCAACAGCGATTACACCGTAGTCGATTGAAGCGACTTTAGCTTGTTTGTAATCAGTGTTTTCAGCAGTAAGGTTACATTTTTGAGCTTCCATCCAAAATTCAACGGCAGACTCAGAAGTAATACCAAAGTCAGTAGACTCTTGGTATTTGTAGTCAGGCATTTTACCAAACGCAAGCTGCAATGCACCAGCACCCATGATGATACCACGAGAGTGAAGATTGGCATGCGCATAGTCGAAGCCGGTTTGACCCGTCCAAGGAGCAGAAGCAGGAGTAGCTCCAGCGTACTGTCGAAGACCTGCAATCTCAATCTCAGAGTCGTCAAGATTCCAAGAAGGAGTAGAACCCGCAGTTTCTCCGAAGAAGTTACTTGCTTCAACAATCATTAGAGAGCCAAGCTTTCCGATAACTCCTTTGATATTACGGTTGTTGTTGCCTCGAACATCACCAGAACGAACAATAGTCTGATAACCAGAAGTATCTGCTCGAAGGAGGTTCGCCATAGCGGCATCAATAACCATAATCCAAACAGGCTCACCGTCTTTAGTCATATACGGGTCTGGAGGACGTCGTACAGAACCAGTAGAAAAGCCGTTAGAAGTTTTAAGGATTTTTTCAATATCCAGCAAATCGCCGAAAGTGAAAGTAGTACCAAGATCAATAATGTGACTAGGAGTCTGGCCAAGGTTACCTTGAGCAGCATCGAATAAAGATTGATCTTTAAAGCGAATGAATTGATCGCCAAGCTTAGAACGGGAATCACTATGTTGAGTGATAGAAAGATCGCCGATATCAACACCATCAAACTCGTCTCCGTTATCTACAACAAGACGATATCGATCAACAGTGATTTTATCAGAGAATTTACGTTTAGTTTGACCTTTACCATAGGCAGTATCTTTGCCTTTGATAGCTTTACCAGTGGTGTTACCGGAATAGTCAAATACAACAGTGTGACCTGCAGCAGCATTTGAGTTGTTAACTTGATAAACAACTGCGTCTTTGCTATTGCCGGTCATAGGAGACCAGAAGCTTTTAGATGCAGCCTGAATAAGGCCTTCACGCATCCATTTCTTACGCTTCAAGTCGCTCGAAAGAGAAACGACAGCAGTAGTCATAAGAATTTCCTCTAAATAGATAGCTTAAATTATTATTTCTGCTAAGCTACTTAGACCTCGGTTACGAATTACTTTCTACAGTAGGCAACTTTATGTCTTTCAGTTAGCTGTAGCAAAGAAGAGTGTCGTAACGGAGTACTCTTACAATACTTTTTTATTATACAATGAATTTTTAGATAAGTAAAAGTTTTTATTCAGTTTTCTTTAATTTACTATTATTACTTGCGAATAAAAAAGCCCTCACCAAACAGAGGGCTGTCGCAGTACCGACAAAAAGGGAGATTAGAATATTTCGTTGCTATAAGATATCGCGGCATCTGCTTCAACAGCGTCTGATGACGGTGTTGAACCTCCAGGAAGTTTACTAAGATTAGTGCCTTTATCTGTAGGAGTTTCATCCGAACCTTTAATCTTTTTATTAGGTGACAGATACTTTTCTGTCTCTAAAAGGAACTTGTCAAAAGCCCACTCACCAGATTCTACTTTCTTCATAAAAGAAGCAGGAAGCTCATTCTCAATGACTTGATCAGATAGTTCTATTCCTGTTCGCTCTTTAAACTCATTATACGCCGTTTTGCGCAATTCTTCTTCGCTTGCTTTTTTGCCTTTAGATTGGAATTCTTCAATTTTCTTAGACTGAAGCTCTTTCGCTTTCTGTTCATGCTCGTTAAGTTTCTCTCTCCATGCTTCAGGATTTGACGTTCTAAGATCGTCTAACTCATCACGTTCATCTTGTGATAGATGCATAGTAGCATTCTTAATGACATGCTCTGTTAGCTCTTTGTTAACAGTTTCAAACTCTTTTAACTTCTGCCTGCTTTTTGTGTATGCGGATTGAGTATCCCTAAAGCGCTTCTCTACTTTAGCTGCGTATACTACAGCTTCAGGCAAGTCTTTAAGTTTGTCTTCAGGAATAACATACTTACCATCTTCTTCGACCATAGAATCAAGCAAAGTATTTACTTGATCTTGTATTGTTGGTGCTTTAGCTTCTTTTTTATCGTCTTTTTGTTCGTTTTCGTCCATTTCTAGCTCCGAAATTAATTTTACGTAATTTTATTATATCATATTATATACAAAATAAAATAAATTTATTAAAATAAGTTGTATGAACAAAGTATATTCTTTTTCTGCTAAAAATGAAGCAGACATGTTATTAATAGAGAAACTAAAAAAGCGAGCAAAGCTTAGAGGTATAAGCTTTAGTTGGACTGTCTTACAGGCTATAAAGCAGTATATAGAAGCAGACAAACTAAATGAAGATAACCGAAAAGACTAAGCTAATAGCTTTAGCGCATCTCAAAAACGGCAAGACTCCTAGAGAAACTTCGGAGTTATTAGGTATCTCTTACTCTCAAGCGTTAAAGCTAAATAAAGATTTAGCTAAAGCAGAAAAAAATAACACTTTACAAGAATTATTCAATTTAGATGAAGCCGCGGTAGAAGCTCTTCTAGAAAACGTCCATACTGAATTAGCTCCAGCGGTAGAAGTACTCGAAGGTGAAATACAGCCTTTAAAAGATAAGCTAAATGAGTTATCTGATGAAGTATCTGGCGCGAGGGCATTAGAGCAAGAATTAGTTGAATCTGCTAGACGCATAGCGAAGCAAATCAATGCTAACGCAATATCCGCACCTTGTATTGAAAGTATTCTAGTAATGACAGAAGCCTTAACTAAACTACAAACAGCGTTCTTTGCTAAGCAAGCGAATGTGCAAGTAAATAACATAAACAGTAATTTTGAAAAATTCCTTAAGGACTAAATATGGCTGATATAGTTAAATTCCATTGTCAAAGTAATCAACAAATAATTGGTTATTTCGAACAGCTATTAGAAGAAGCTAAAAGAGGAGAAATTCACTTCTTTGTAGGAGCT